CTGCTTATTTTTAATAAATTTTTTAAGCCTAAAAGATTCAAAAAAGCCGATGCTTTCTCCGTTCTTAAACTTGTTAAGTAGCATTATGTTGTCATAGAGTTTCTCTGGAACTAAGAGCTTATAGGTTACAATTTTATTAGCAAAGTCGATTGATGTCTTTACGTCTTTAGTTTCTTCTAGAAGACAGTAGCCACCCATGGCTATAGTATCTTTGACCTGATCAGTCAATATATTATTGCTAACTAGCCACTTATGATGGTCTATATATTCCATAATCTACCTCATCTTATAATTATACCAAAGCTAATGTAAGCCGTTGATTATCTCTTGTGCTTTACGTATTATTAACTGCTTATCTAGGCTGCCATTATAGACTTTATCTACATATTCTGAGACTATAAGAGACGGTGATGAAGCCTGTATTTTAACTCTATTTTGCTTCTCTGCATCTACTAGATCTAGTTTTATAACAGTATTTTTGCCCTCTATAGAATCTAGGTGTTTTTTTGATTTAAGATACTGTGTAAGTTCTGCTCTAGGCCCTGATATCTTTATTATCCATTTATTTACTAAATCAAGTGAACTTATTTCTTTATGTAAATCATTCAGTGTAAAAGATTCTGCTATTTTAAAGTTTTTACTTTTCCAAGCTGGAAATGGTGCTGGGATAAACTCGGATTGAAGGCTGGAAGTGTCGACAAGCAATAGTCCTTTAGTCTCATCCGCCTCCGAGGCGTTATGAGCAACTGGCGTTCCAGGGTAGATGACTTTGCCAAAATTCTGTCTCTTGTGTATATGTCCAGATATGATAATGTCTGCAGAAACCCTATCAGCGTCCACACCGCAGTCTTCACGTCTAAAGCCATAGTCAGCTCCTATAAAAGTATTATGTGTTATGCAAATTCTTTGTGTTTCTAGGGGGAAATCATCGAAGTTTTGAACATACGGCACAATTGTTATGCCTAGATCTTCTAGATGCGTTATGCTATCAAATACTGTAAAATTTTTAAAGTTTATAAAAGACTGTAGTGCATGATATTTACTGTCTTTGGGCTTGTATTGATCGTGATTACCTAGCACATACCAATAAGGCGCAGTTTCTGTAACATTAACTATATGGTCAGCAAATTCTTTAATAAGCTCAGATCTAAGCACAGCGTGATTATGAAATGTATCTCCTAGATTACATACTAGATCTGGTTTTAAATCTCGTATCGTTGATTCTATCCATCTCAGAAGACGAATAGACTGATCAAAATCGTTTATTCTGAGATGCGGATCGCCTATAAATAATATCTTCATTTAACTATAACTCCGTATCTAAAAAACAAGATCCCCATATCATTTTTACGTATGCATACGCATGAGGTAGCGGTTTAGGTATTGAGCTGTGACCGTAAAACTCTTTCATATCATGTGGATTAGCTTTATCGAGAGTACGCGAGGCACACTTTTCAATGGTGCTTAGAGTTTTAAATTTTTGATAGTTTTTGCCAAATGTAAAGGAGGAAAACATTATTACAGCAAGCAGCAGTATTCTTAATATAATGTTAACCTCTCAAAGTCTAACTTGTATAGTATATCTAATATGATATTATAGTTGCTGGAAAGCACAACATCGTCATCCGATAAGCTTGTCATAGCAAAAACAGTCATCCTGCCAAATTGAGTATATATCGTGCAATAACTAAAGCCTGCTTCTCTTCTAGAAGGATAGTAGGCGCTGAACATGGACTGCATAGATCTTGTGCTTATATAAGCAAAGCAGGGCAATTCTAGCCCTGCTTCTGCAATTTTAACAATCTTTTCTTCAATCTTCTCAATACTAATCATCTAGCCCTGTCAGATCAACATCTACTGTTTGCAGCTGTTGATTTCTTGATTCTAGTGCGCTATCGTCAGCTACTAAACATGCCTTATAGACCTCGTCTAGAATTTTCTTGTTAGAGGTAACAAAGAACTTCATATTAGTTTCGCCTTTAACATTTGGATAATTGGCGAACGCCCATGACATGTTGTTGGCTTTACCTGTCTCAGCAGAGATTGGGTGATAGATAACACCTAGAGACTTGCCTAGTTCGTAAATCTCTTCTTCTGTGTTTACTATTCCAGTATCATAGCGAAGGGTAAATTCCGCAACGCGGTAGGGGGCCCCTACTCTGTTTTTCTTGCCCTTAACTCGTACTTTATGACCAACCTGAAGAGCTCCTCCTGCAATAGTAGTGCCCTCTTCGAGACGTCCTGCTTTCGTATCTACTCGCTCTACCTGCAACATATAATCGCAGAAATGCTTGAGAGAACGTCCATCTGGAATTACCCAAGGATTATTCATCTTTTTGTATTGATCCATCTCTTCATAGACCTGCTGAATTAGCAGGGTTGTAATGTTGTAGGTACGGATAATAGGAAGAAGTCCCTTTAGTGCAGATCCTAGATATTTTGCACCAGATCCACCCATAGAAATATCTGTGGTCTTGGCTTTAATATCACCTGGATATCTGATTGATTTTACAGAATCGATCATTAGTCCATTGATAGGAGCGCCTTCTTGTAGCATCTCAAGAATGTCTTTTTCGATCCAGTCAAAGATCTCGACTGGGTCATTGGTCTGCTTAACGAGTAGTCTGTCGAGATCACCACCCAGTTTTTGAAACCAGATTGGATTGAAGCTGAACTCAGCATCAATTAGAATCTGGATCGATTCAGGATATTTCTCCTGAAGTTTAATCAATACTAACTGGGAAAGTAATGATTTACCTGATGATTCTGGGCCGAAGAAGCAGACGGCTTTGCCTTCTGTGATACCGCCATTGCCTACTGCCCAGTTAAAGCTGGGCGAGGCAAGTTCGATAACTTTATCAGAAGGCTTATCCATTTCAGAGGCAACTTTAGCAAAGTCGCCTTCAAGCCTCTTCATCCATTTGTTAACAGATGACATTGTGGCTCCTTAAGAAATTTTACGTAGAGATTTGATTCCACGAGTAACAGGACTTCCTACTTTTGCTAGCTTCAAGCCATGAGGAAGATTCTCATTTGAAATAGCTAGACTTCTAGCATCTTTACGATTAACTACTGCTAGTGCAGACTCGCCATTCTCAAAGAAAACACGATATTTTTCACCATAGCGAAAATGTCTGCCTTCGAACTGAGAAGTGTAGATTGTCTGTACTTTGTCATTGATACTTGTACTTGTGAATTTGATCTTCATATATCCTCCTATTTAAAAACCTTCGAATGCAGTTCCCTGCACTTCATTGAATGAAATTTTCTTGACATCGTCGTGAGCACATCTAAAAGCCTGATATTTATTCTTTAGAAAGAGAACCATGGCTTCTGTAGCTGCCATTTTGTCTTTTGCTCTAATAACATCTTCATCTAGATCTACAAATGCTTCACGCACGCCGTTTGACATCTTTATACTTTTAGATTTACAATAGTCTTCGGCTTTATCAAGGTAAGCTATGGCTCTAGCCTTATCTAGTTCTGTCTTAGCATCAAGATTAGCTTTGACAGCCTTAGAAAGCATAGAGCTAGTAACATCCATAGCATTGATAAAATCTCGCAGATAGTTTGGAGCCATCATCTTATTTAGAGTAGCGATATCTGCTATTTTTTTCGTATATTCTGCCAACCTAGAGACATCTATAGTCTGCAACTCGTTAGACATAAAACCTCCTTAAGAATTAAAGAGGTCGTCTGCCATTGCTAAGATATCATCTGTGTCGTCGACATCATCTGATTTATCGAGATTTAACTTTACGCCAGATCCCTGAGGTTTTGGCGCGCTTGTTTGAGTAGTATTAACTGTAGTTGATCCAGTAGCATCTGATGACCCGAATCCTTCAACTAAAAGCTCTGGCATATCTTTGGCTGCATTTACAATGTTTGCTACAAGAATCTCTTTTAGTTCTTCATACGTAAGTTTCTGATAAAGACTATTTAGATCATAGCCTAGAGAATCATAGTTATGTACTATGCTTTCAGCTAGAGGCGACCGATCATCTTCATAAACTAAAACGCCCTGAGCATTCTTGCCTTTCATCTGATTTTTAGCAGCATCATATGACGTGTCAAAGCCTTTGCCTGTCTTAGTGATGTTAAACCAGATACCAGAATCATTAACTTCTGCGCTTAGTGAAGTTGGATCTTGATTGTAGTCCTTGATGTATTTCTCCATTAAGGAGATAACTTTCTTGTGGGCCGTTGGTTTAAGCTCAAGCACTCCCACTTGACCAGTCTTATCTGCTGCGTTATATGTGTACACTGTCTTAGGGCGTAGATCAGAGATGAACTTGTTTAATGCTTCGATCTTAGATTCATCGCAGCCTGGAACATTGAGTGCGATTACTTTATTCTTTAATAGATCTAGATAGTCATAGACTGGACATCGGCCTTCATATGTAGAAGACGAAGCAAATGGTCTAGCTCTACCTGAAGCAGGATCTACCAAACCCCATACCACATTCCATTTTCGATAGGGATAGCCATCAGACTCTTTTCCAAATGGAGGTAAAATTCTAAAGATGTTGCTGCCATCTTGAACCTTGTGTCTAACTGTTTTCTTGAATGATTTTGGATTTAGCGAGTCTAGATTGATTTTAATTGACGACATAATTTCTCCTTGCTAGCACTAGTGCCATAGTTTTTAACTGCCATAATTGGCATGAATATATTATACCACGCTGTCTTTATTAGAGGCAATTTTCTTGGTATTTTTGCCATCTTTCATGTTAAATCCGAATCTTATAAGCGTAGAAGTACCACCAAGATCGTCGCTTACGTAATAGATAGTATCTATACCAAGACGGCGATTTTGAACTTGTTGTTCAATTGATTTTTCAACGAAAGGCAGGTTATTTTCTACAATAACTCGCATAATAATATTAGCAAACTCATTATCAGACGAGTAAGGGATATTATCGTATTTTGTAAGATTCACTCTAAACGGATTGACTGTATTGTCATACTTGCTAGCTAATGTAGCTATCATATCTCTAATAGATCTGATAGACGCAACTTTATCAATTCCGCGTTTTTGTCTTGTAGCGACAACTTCTTCTAGAAATGTAGGTTTGTGAATAACCATTTCGTTTGATTTTAGATTTTCTGGTACTTCACTAACTAAAATGTAGTGCATAATTTCTCCTATTTTATTATCTCAATTTCTTTGAGATTTATACTGACGGATTCTTTGAACCCTTCTTTTAGAGTTCCTCTGATGTAGACTACACTATTTTCGGGGTAGCGCAATGGCTTAGTCTTGTTCCAGTCTATGCATTCCACATGTGAGTAGCCATCAGATAGCACAACATTAAGCATGCAATATTCTTTGCCACTTTTCTTTGATATGCCTTTTTTAATATGTGAACCTTCATAAAGCATAATCATACCTATATCTTTCTTATGATCTTTTAAGATAAGTCCTTCAGCTATCTTTATGTTGTTTATGATGGGAATAGGATTATTGTCTTTGTCATGAATTATGAAAGGTGCACCTTTCTTACCTGTATCTACTAGCGCTGGCCATTTTGTTTTTAGGAAAACTCTAACATCAGGATCAGACAGCAAGTGCTTATTGAACGTAGTGTTTGATTCTTTTTCCATGAAATATATAGATAATGGATTTGTGTCTTTTAGCTCTGGTTTCCAGGCCACTTTACCACCACGCAGATTGTTATATCTACTCAAGAAGTCTAGTCTTCTGTCTGCATACGATGACATATCTTTATTCATAAGAGAGTCTGCTGCTCTAGCTTTTATAAGAGCCTCAACTACGCCTTTATTCACTTTGCCATGATCTACTCGCTTGATATAGTCTTCAAGGTCAGTAAACGGCCCCTTGCTTACTAACTCTTTTACTGCAGATGGCCCAACGCCTTTAATTGCCGACATTGGTGCAACTATATGAGTATCTTCAACCTTAAACTGCTGAGAAGGATTTTTCATAGAAGGTGGTTTAATGGTATCGCCTAAAAGAGAGATAAAACCTCGAACCTTGTCTTCTTTGTCTTCATTATTTAGAACTGATGTCCACCACTCTAGCGGATGATTATGCTTGAGATACATTGTTATGTAGCCAAGCTCAGCATAGCAATGAGAATGAGATCTGTTAAATGAGTAGCGCGAGAATGCCTGAATAGTGTTACACAATGTATCTGACTGATGACGATTCCAGCCTCTCTTGTGTGTAGCTGATCTTATTCGATCAAATGCTGCCATCATAACATCTTGCTTCTTCTTAGATATTGCGTCTCGTATGCGATCAGTTTCTTCCATTGTATATCCACAGATATCAACTAGCACTTTCATAACTTGCTCTTGGTAGACCATAATTCCATAGGTTTCTTCAAGAATTGGTTTGAGATCTGGGTGTATGTATATCGGCTCTCTCTTGCCCATGCGTACGTCCATATACCACTGAGTAGCTGATACACCATCTTCTAGCATAGCATCCATTGCACCTGGTCTAAGAAGTGCAGTCATAATACTAAGATGCCCTCGCTGAGTAGGCAAAAACTGTGGCGCGGCATTCTTAACAGTATTGGTATTAAATTGAAACGACGAGTCTGTCTTCTTGTTATAAAAATCTACGTATACACCTTCTAGTTCAGGTAGCCTATAGATTAAAGCAACCCCATTACTATCAGTCTCTAGGTAATTTACCTTATCTTTAAGCATATTAACACAATCAGTAACCATGGCCATTGTATTTAGCCCTAGAATATCTGCCTTTACCAGATTACTTTTCTCTACCATTTTAGCATTATATTGTGTAACGTTGATATAGTCCTCCATGCCGTTGTCATACATTCGCATAGTAGGAACACTGCCGTCTTGCAGGTTTAGTGTAGATATTACAAAAGCAGAAGCGTGACGAGACCATCCACGAACTACACCTAGTAGTTTATCTACTAGCTGTTTTACATCAGGATAAGACGTAAAGAAATTGCGAAGCATCTCATTTTCATCATAGTGACCAATGTGTTCATCGCCTTCTTTATCTGTGTAGCCATAGAGAAAATCTTTTTCTTCTACACCCTGCGGTGAATCTGGGATAGTCTTACACACAGCTTCTATCTCAAAGTCTTTGCGATTTCTGCCATAAATAGCCATCATAGCATCTTTTATGGCGTTCTTAGTCTTCATAGTAGAGAACGTAGATATCTGTGCAAAACCTAGATTATATTTATCTTTTAGATATTTCATAACATGCGGTCTTGCTGTACGAGATATATCCATATCGATATCTGGCCATGATCCGGCTCTAATACGTGCATGTGATAAGAATCTCTCGAACGGCAAATCACTCTTGACTGGATCGACGTGAATTATCTGCAGATAGTAAGAAATCAAACAGCCACCAGCAGAACCACGACCTATAGACTGTAGAAAACCTACGTCTCTAGAAAACTGAGATACATCTTCATAGACTAAAAAGTACGGTATGAAATTCATCACTTCATTTCGCATGATGACATCAAGCTCTTTCTTAAAGCGTTGTATGTAAATAGGATCGTTGACCCAGCGACCATGCTTATGTATGCGCTCCATCATGAGATAATAGGTTTGCATATCGTAATCATCGGTCTTAGCTTTTATGTTATCTGGAATATCCATTTTAGGCAAGTGATAGTCTAGCAATATGTTGACTTCAGAAGCAAGGCACGTTATATCAAGCGTGTGCTTAACCCATTCTTTGAATATGTCTTCAGACAAATCATCACCAAGATGAACACGCAATTCACGATAAACTTGCTCTGTTTTCTTTACATGATATGACTCATAATAGTAAGCCTGATTTTTA